GCGACTCCAAGTCGCCACGCGCTCAAAATCATACGATACGATAATGCCACACTCGTCCTACTCGGGTACGCGAAACCAGACCGATCTCGCGCAGGTATTCAAGGCGGTTATTCATGGCTGTCACATGCACGTTCTTGCCAATCGTCTTGGACAAGTCGACTGCGGTGACAAATCCAGTGCGCCCGGCACGAATTAACGCCATAAGGACGCTAAAAATTTCATCTGAAAGCGGATGCTTCCCCGTGCCGTTACACTTGTTGCATTTAACGGTTGGTCGGGCGATTTGAGCAAATCCGACGGTCTTGAAAGATTTCTTAGGCATAATGACTCTCACTTACGTAGATGAGTTAATCATCTCAGATGAGACTTGCAACTAAAATCTGTCCGTGTGACCATTTATTTCATGCAAGAGCTTTGGTTGATCACCGGGCGGACGCCGGTCATCTGGCGCGTCCCGTTCTTTGTCACATGGATCAATGGCGAGGCGCGGTTGGATAAGGCGATGCACCTTTATCAATCCCATGCGCCGGCCGTTCATCAGTTGTTATCCCTTCACGGGCGCCGGGTGGGCGATAGTTGGTTTCTCTCCGAAGGCCAGTTGAAGCACATCGGCGAAAAGACGCTGGGGGGCAACCCGGAAACCTACTTCTCTTGGGGGATGATCCGGCCGGTCGACCGACGACCGCAGGACGATCGCGAGCCGCGCGACGAGTTTGTCGAAGCCCTATACGCGGCGGGCATCGGTGAGAGCGTGGCCCAACTGACTTACTTCTGGCGCCAATTCTGTCTGCATGCCGCGCATTGGATGGTGAACAAGGAAAAACCGGTGGACATGGGATTTGTCCGCCTCCACAACTGCCCATATCGCGCGAACTGGAAGGTGATCATGACGCAGCGGTTTCGGACGTTGGGACAGACGTTGCAGCACGCGAACGACCAGGAGCGTGAATATGCGATCAAGCGGTCTGGCTTTTTGAACGAGCTTCACAGTCTGGACTTGCTGGCGATGAACCGGCGGGACGGCACTTGCCATCGACATATTGAGATTGAACACCTGCCCCGATGGTGGAAGATGATCGGCAAGGCTGAGAAAGAGCGGTTTGCGATGAAAGGGCCGATTGGGTATGCCGATTACTTCATTGATTCGATTCGACGGTTCACGCGGCCGGCTATCACCATTTACCGCGGCTGGCTGGCGCAGATTGCGCGTCCATGTGTGGCCGATTGTGAAAGCGGACCTGATGGCCGCATTCGTTTTGTGCCGAACCTCTTGGAAGGGAAATTGTCTCCGTCGTCTCGCGACTATATGGGGCTTGCTCCGGTCGTTCCTAATAAACTCCCCCGGTTCAAACCTGCGAGTAGGCCGGAAACGTTACTTGCGCCGGATGGCCTCGTGTCGGAGGTGCCCGATCTTCAATCCCAGGCTCAAGACGTGCGGAAGTGTACGAACCAAGGATCCGGACCTGAGATGGATAAACCCGGAGACGGGACGGGATGAATTTATTGGTTGCGGGTGTTATATGCCTTTAAAATCGTGGTTTTCGAAAGTAAATTGCTGGCTGCATGATGTCGGCTTAGAAAGCGACGGATGGCCTAAAGACCTGGACGGAAACGATGCCTCATAAAAATCCCATAGCCCGAAAGGCATACCAAGACGCGTATAACGCCCGTAATGCTGAGAAAAAGAAACGCCAGGCAGCAGAATGGTGTCAGATCCATAGATCTGAATACATCGCTTACCACAAATCTTACCGAGCTAAAAACGCAACTAAGATCAAAGCTAGAAGGGCAGCGTATCATAAAGCTAACAAGTTAAATCGGTCCTCAAAAAATCGATTATGGAGGCAAAGGAACAGATCCAGAATAAAAGAATCACGCAAACTCAATCTCATAAAGGTTCATGGAGATCCTGTTCTTAAAGAAAAATATAGGCGCAGGGCACGCGCTTATTATGAGGCCCACCAGGGAGAAATGTGCGCCAAGGCTAGAGCATACGCAAAACAGAATCCTCATGTAGCGGCCGCTTCTCGAATTAGAAGGCAGCGTCGGATTTCAACGACTATTACCCGTCCGGATTTGATTGGTCAGTTTATGACCAGAGTGCGTAATGCCACAGTGGTTAGATGCTATTATTGCAATCTCCCAATGGCTGGATCTGAAATCCACTTTGACCACATCATTCCACTGTCAAAAGGCGGCGCTCACTGTGTTACAAACATTTGCGCATCCTGTCCTTCGTGTAACCTTGAAAAGTCAGCCAAGTTGATCGGAGACTGGCAACCAAAAAACCAGCAGGTTCTAACGCTATGAGTACCGCGATGCAAAAGACGAAAATGCAAGATCCGCCAGAGGTAGAGATCGAGCTTCCTGACCAAATCCCGACTGATGCCGAGTTGGAAGAGGGATTCAAGGAGCTTGGGATGGTCAGGGTATCGGCCAAGACCGTTCGTAACTATGCGCGGATGGGTGTCCACGTTAGTAGACAGGGAGTAATTCAAGGCCAGCGCGGGCAGGCGTTTTACAACCAGCACATTGTCGCCGACACGATGCGCCAGCTTCACGAACATCTGTGCGCGGGACTAAATCCTGAGGATCCGAAGAAGCACCCGAAATTATCGGTCGAAGATGTGTGCAATCTTGCGCGCGAGATCTCGAACGCATCGGGCAAGCTGACGGCGAGTCAGGAGTTTGCTTTGAAGTTGACGGCGGGGACGCCTCGTCCGCCGGATGTGCCGACGTCACCGCGAAGCTCGTTTCCTGCGGGGGCAATCGTCGCCGGACCTGGTTCGAACGTGCATGTGCATAATCACGGGCAAAATCAGGAGGCTAAACCCGTTGCACCGACGGAAGGTAAAAAGTAGTCTGCCATCATTATGGCAAACGCACCGTACGTCGCTGACCGCCTCTCGCATCCGCAACCGCCGAACCCGCCGATCGGGTATGGCAAGATCCATCGCGTGACCTCCGCGCCGGCCACGGCGTTTGGCGACAACGGCGATCTGGCGATCAATACAATCAGTGGCGCGATCTACGAGAAATTCGGTGATTCGTGGACGGAATTTACCGGTGGCGGTGGCGGCGGTGGCGGGACGCTTCAGGTGTTGGTCGGTACGATCGACGACCCCAACGGGACGTTTACCCCGGATGACCCGACGAAGGGCGCCGTTTATTACAAGAAGGACGATGTGGATACGAAGTTCTGGACGTGGAACACCACGTCGTTGGCCTGGAATCAATTTATTGCTTAACATGAAAAAACTACTCATTTCCTTGGCGTTGGTCGTTGGCTTATCGGTGACGGCCGCGCCGATCGTGCAATCTGGCTGGACTACCACAAGTGACGCCGCGACGGCTCGTACTGCGTTGGGAGTTTCATCCACGGCGGAGACGAAGAACCTGTCGGTTAAAGGAAAAACGATTTTTGTGGACTGGGTCTATGGAAACGATTCCACCGGCACACCCGACCTGTCGTTTTTGCCGTATAAGACGCTGTCGGCGGCAAATGCTGCGGCCAGTCCGGGATACACTATCCGTATCAGCGGTTCGAACTTTCTGTCGGCCCCGGTGGTGGTTAAGGGAGATCTTACCATTGCAGGCGATGGCGACATGACATTCCTAACCGCGCCAAACCTCAATTCAGGTTTTGCGCTGATCGTCACCAACTCCAACACAGAGATCCGTGACCTATGCTTGAAATCAAAGGCCAACGGCATTGGATCCGACTCAAGCGCAATTTGTACCGCGACTAACATTGTGCTTCGAAATTTGCAAGTCAGCGCGGGTGTCAGCGCAAATACTTCGATTGGATGGGTCAACGGGACGGCCCCGTTACACACCATGCAAGCGGACGCAATTAACTGTCGGTTGATTGCGACCAACAACAACGCTGTTGGGGTTTCAACCTCGACAGGATCGGGGGGGTTGATTCGATTGATAAACTGTGATGTTCAAGGACAGATCGATACCGTTGGCGCTACTGGCGTCGGCGGGCGAGTTGAAGTTTATGGCGGAACATACCTCGGCACTGAGATTGACGGCCTTACCGTCGGCGGGGGATGCACGCTGTATATTGTGGGCGCTTATAGCCGTTCACAAGACCGTGACATCTTCAATGATGGAGGAACGTTGATTGAATGCGGGGCGGACTATCTGACCGATGGTGGCAATGTCAAACACTGCTATAAGACCTACACGGGGGATTTTTATGGAAACGGTAGTGGTTTGATTGGGATGTTATACAGCGAGGTTGGCAACATTCCAGCATCTCGGCTGCTTGGAAATTCAACGGGAGCAACAGGTGTGGCACAAGCCATTACTATTGGCACTGGTCTGCTTCTTTCTGCCGGAACATTGTCGGCCTCTGGTGGGTTCACTACTCCGTTCGATACCACTCAGTTTGGAAGTGCCAGTGGCACCACGAATTTGATCCGTGGAATGCTCACAACCAACAACGTCATTTGGGCGGAAGAAACTAACAAGGTCGCGTTGACCGTCATTGGAAGAAATGGCGCAGTCACAAATCTTGTAGAGCATAAGACCGTTGGAGGAACCCTTTCCGGTGGCGTTAAAGCTGATGCCAGTCTATTCGGGCCGGGTGCCAGTTTCACGAACGGAACTGGCGCAATCAACATCAACGGCACGGCTGGAAACATGCAAATCCTAAATGCTTCGGCTGGGCGACCCGCTCTGTATGCAGAAGGTGGGATTGTAGTTACCAACCTGACAACTGGAAGCTCCATCGAATTGACGAACGCGGGGGCGATCATGACCAACGGATCGGGCGCTGGTCGAGTAGCTTCGTATAATTCGACGTTCATGAGCATCACCAATGGGGCAAACGGTTATGGCCTAAACTTTGCGGCCAATCTTTTCCAGCTTTGGAATTTCAGCACTTTATTTACAAACTCGACTGCGGCAAACAGTCCCACGATGGCATGGAATCAAAAAATCCTGACCATCAGCAATGCGGCGGCAGCGCAGTTGACGACGATCATCAGCAACTCGGGTGCGGCGTATTTCACCAACGGTTCAGGCAATTACACCAAAATTCTTGGAGGGGCGATTACTACGTCTGGGGATGCTATAATCGGGCAGTCCACGAGTGGAACGGGCGTCAAGATGACCGCTGGTGGGAACTTAGCTGGGAATCGAGGCGGCGGGAACGTGACCATTATCGAAGCCCAGTTGGATGGCGCATCCAGTGCAAGGCTTCGCTCTGCTGGAAGCTCAACCGACCCATCTGGATTGATCCTCTACGATTCTGCTGGGGCGAACGCTGCGCAACTCAGTTGGGGCGGCGTGGCGCGGATGTTCTCAGCCAGCAGCATGGGCTTCACCAACATTGGATGGTTCACCAATGGTTACGTCAGTTTTGCCACGAACTACTTTCCCACGGTGAACACGGCTGGTTACACCAACTCAGGCACGTTGCCCGGATTTGGTGGAACCAACTCCATGCAGGCCCGCGTGACGGCTACCAGCGGAACGATTGAGTTTTACACCCGCAGCGGATTGGGGGGCCAGACCATCTGCGGTCAAGGGGTGTGGACGAATACCCTAGGGGCTTCCGCCCTAGTTCCGTTCCACGTTGGAGTAAATCAAGGGTTCGTCATTCGATCCCCTGTCGGTGTGGATATTCAGGTCTATGCGGAATAAGTGGACAGTGAAGATCAGGCGGTGGTAAAACGCTTCAATAATATGAAACCCATCCTCACATCGCTGATCGTTTTGTTTGCCGCCTATGCGACGGCCGTTGAGAATCCCCCAACCCCGCCGTATGTTCCAACACCATCAGACAGACGAATCAATGCCGCTAAGGCGGCGGTCAGGACGGCGATCGAGCAACCGCGGGAACATCCGCCCAAGAAGGTGACTGTCCCCCTGGCATGGCCCCCGAACGTCCGGCCGCCGAAGCCAATCTTGATTCCGATCAAAAGCCCAAAGCTGACCTCGTTGGAGAACGGGGCGAAAATGAAACGAGCGGAGAGCGCACCGCATGCGAAACCCAGACCACAGTAATGCAGACACTTTCGACACATTGTTGCGCCGGCAACGAGAGCAGCACCAACGCGACACCGAAGAAAGACGGCGGTTGCGTGATGCACTTGGTAGCGCACGATCTGAACTCGAAAAGCGACTCTCAGACGATCGGAAAAGTCTCCACTACCGCCTCTGCCTCGATCGAGCAATCGCGCGAACGCTTCGCCCAAATCTGCGCTCTATCAAAGCAAGAATTGAGAATTTTCTTACTCGTCGGACTGGGGATGAGGCCGGCAAACATCGCCCGCTACGGAGGCAAGCAGCGGTCGCCCAGGACAATCGATACCTATCTGAGACGGATCCGCACCAAATTGGACATGCGCGGGGCATCGCTGTTGAAGCTGGCGATGTTCGCAGCCGACTTCCAAAAGTCTGGGTTGAAGTTGGAGCCTGAGGCGCATCGGGTGAAACGACCTAACTTCAGATTTAAATGAATCATGAAGCTGCCAATGCTGCGGGAACTCGCCAAGCTCCTGGTCGAATTGTCGGGGCCGCCGGATACCAAGACGTTGGCGCCGAAGAAGCATCGCGCGTTGATTATCGAGGACGATCGCGACGACGCGTACATGCTGATGCACTTCCTAAGGTCCGAACGCTGGGATTACCAATGGGCGAGATCTCCACGCGAGGCGCAAGACCTGTTCGATGCCAGCCTGACCTTCGACATCATCTTCATGGACATCGTTTTTCCAGGAGATCGGGATGGCTATTCCTATTCCCACTCGCTGGCAAATTCGGCCAAGACCGAGAATATACCGGTGGTGTTCGTCACGGGGGCGCCGGACACGTTGGTCCGCACGAAGGCCGGGGATTATCTGGCGCACATCGTCAAGCCAGTGAACCTCGAAAGCGTCAGGCGGGCGCTGAAGTCGTCGTTGGTCAATGGCCTGAATCTCAACGTGCCCAAACCTCGGGTGATCATCAGCACGTCTTTCGGGTTGATGATTGCCTGCGCCATCATCGGCAACGGCATTGGCTCGGGCAACGGATGGCTGGTCAGAGCGTTGGCTTCACTTTTTAAGGCGATACAATGAACTCAACATACGCGAGCCGCATATTTCTCCGAACCGGCGTGGCCTGCATCTGCGGGCTGATGGCCATTGCCTTGGTCCTGGCGATACTGCATGCCTGAACAGGATACAACGATCATCGAACGCGCGAAAGCGACCGCCCAGCGTCATCCGAAGAAAACGGCTGGCGCGGTTTCGCTTGCGACACTCGCCATTGTCTATCAGATATTTGTGACTCAGGCGGTATTCAAAGCCCACCAGGATAAGGTAGCAGAGGACATTGCCCGTAACTGGTCAGGGCTAAAAGACCTTGAAAACAAGGTCGATGATGTCAGGATGCAGCTAATCCGGCTGGAAAGCCGGGCAGTATTAACCGTCAAAACCAATACCCCATGAATCCATACAATAGATCCCGTCGAACCTCACTGCTGTTCACCGTCGGCTTGGCCGTCCTTGCTCTATGCGCCTATTCGGCTGTCGCCCAGGTGGTGGATACCAATTCCGTAACCGGTACCAATGCGCCCCCGGCGGTCGATGCCTCTCCGATCAAGACTGCGGGCGAGCTTTGGAATTCGCTTTTACTTGTGCTGGTGGCGGTGATCGCCCCGATGATCACCCGTCTGTCGAAGTTCTTGATTCCGAAGATCCCGAGCAGTGCGCTGCCGTTCCTGTCACCCGCGCTTATCTGGCTGATCAACCTCGTTTCCACGTACGCAGGGGGACCGCATGTAAGCGGGTGGCTGGCGTTGATCCTTGGCGCGGCCGGCACGGGTCTGCGTGAAGTGAAGGAACAGATTGTGCCAAGCCTGAAGCTGCCGACGACGGCAGCGATGATCCTGCTGTTCGGCTGTCTGTCCATTGGCGGCGGGGCGATGGTCACCGGATGCGCGCTCACCCGCACGCACGAGGCGATCGTCTACGACTCTTACCGGACGACGTATAACCAGGTGCGCAACGCCTACAAGCTGTTCGACAAGGCATATCTGGCTGGCAAGGTCAGCGCGGTGAACAAACAACGGGCGGACGCGGCGTGGAATCAGTTCCGTGAAGTGTTTAAGGCGTCGTTCATCGCGTCGGCTTCCAACTGGTCAGCCCCGGTGACACCTGAGGTCAAAACGTTTGCTGACAATATGATCAATATCGTCGGATCGATCCCCAAGTAACCAAACCAAAACCCCCATAATACTATGTTGACCGAACTACTCATCCAAGGCGCCGTATCATCCTTACTCGGCGAGTTCGTGGCGTGGCAGCAGAAGCGCGCGCGTGACGCCGCGTGGAAGCCATCCCCTCAGGACGTGACGGACTTCATCAAGGAAATCGACAACGACACGCCGGACAAGATCCTGGCTGAAGCGGCGGTTGAAACGGGTCTGCCGATCCCGCCCGCGCCGGCCGCGCCTCCCACACTGCCGACCAATGGCTAGATTCTTCCTTCGGGAGTTTGATAAATTCCCACCCGCATTGTGCCGCTTCCTCGCCCGCAAACGGCGGGGAATGCGGCCGATGTCTACCAGGGACATTGCAGCCGTGTCAGGGTTGGCCCCGTCGACGGTCGACAAGTTGTCGAAGCTCATGTCATGGCGGACGGTCGGGATGGGCACGGCGCAGGCGTTTACGATCGCCTGCGGGGTGAATCTGCTGGCGACGTCGAGGCAACGGGAGTTTTTCCGGCGTCGGGGTCTGTTCTACATGAAGCACTGCACGCCGGCCCAGCGGAAGATGTACGCCAACCTCAAAGTGATTTTGTGCAGCCGGGGCAAAGGCTCGGCCTGAAGCGCGTCCAACGCCAGGGCTTTTTCCGCCGAGTCGCGGGAACGGCTGTCACACTTGAATCAACAGCGGCCGCCGGACTCCAACGGTCAACCGGTCATTCTGCATCAACAGTTCTTCCGCGCATTCCATCAGCAGGGGGTAGGATAGGGCGTCGAAAATGTGTTTGTTCTTGTCCTGAACGACGTAGTTCAAAGCGCCTTTGCCCTTCTTCAGATCGCGCAGCATACGGATGACGGCCGAACAGTTGGCACTGATCAACAGCCGTTTCTCCGCCAGCAGTTGTTTTATCAGCTTCACTCGGATACGGACTGACCCGCTGGGTTTGGGCACGCCAATCAAGTCAATCCGACTGTTCGACGCAGCCAAGACTTCGAATTTGGCGAAGGTGTCCCCCGCGGCGATATACTTCTCGATCGCCGAAGCGTCGGAGTAGGAACGTTCAAGGCTGTATTTCCGCCCCATGTCAGCTTCGATCGCTTCGAGCTTTTCCATGAAGGCGAGCGTGAAATCCTGAATCGATACCTCCTGCTTGATGTTTTCCAGATCTTCGAGAACGGCGAAGTGCTTCTTGTTGTTCACCAACGTCTCGTCGATGATGACGGCCGCATGGTTGACGTCACCCGGATCCCACCCGGTAATCAGTTCGACCGATGCCGGACTCGGCTTGATCACCGTCCATTCGTCCTCGTCCAACGATTCAGCGGATCCCAAGACGTGAACCTCGGGATTGAACGTCGCGCGGAAGTGGCGGGAAGCATCACCATCGCCATAGACCCAGAGGCCACGGACGTCGCGATCGTACAGCCCTTTGTCGTATTGGCAGTGCCGTTTCAACTCGCGCAACACCTGGGGGTCGAGCTTGATGTTGTCCTCGGGATACATCTCGATCAGTTCGAGGCAGGATTGGAACTCTTTGAAGTCGGCTTCGCTGTCGGGTTCGATGCTATCGCGTTTGCAGTGCTCGACGTAATCCTCGTAAGACCAAAGGCGCTCCTGATACCACAGCTTGTAAATCCACGACTGGTCACCTTCCTCCGACGGGTTGGTATCGGCCAGCCATAGATGTTGGTCCGTTCGCAGGTGCATCATGCGCAGACAGGGCATGGTCGCGCTCAATACCAGCCGGTCCTCAAACTTCATCAACTCGGAGAAGTAGATGCAGGAGAACCGCTGTTCCTTCACCTTGTCGACGATGTCCGGGACGTGATCGAGCGAGAACAAACGGCATTCTGACTCGGTCCCGTAGCGGTTACGGATCTTGAAATACGGCGTGCGGGTATCGCCAATGATCTTCGGGCCGGGTGTGCCTTCGTTACTAAAGGTGGTGTAGTAAAGGCCGATATTGGCGTTGATCCACTCGGGGAGGATGTAGCGTTGCATGTCCGACCAAGTGCCACCTTCCTTGGAATTCTTCATCGTCTTGGAGAACATGGCGACGGACGCCTCGGGAGTGTCCCACATGTGCCGGATGATCTTGTGAAGGGTGGCGATGGTCTTTCCGCTGTAGCGTGGACCACTGACTAGGAGAGCGCGAGCGCGTGAATTGAACACCTTCCATTGCATCCCGAGACGGTTGGCATCAAGGTCCGGCGCCCAATCTTGCGACATAGTGGCAGAATGGCACAGTGCGCCATTTTGTCACATAAGAAGTTGCAACGAAAATCGCGTAGGCGTAAAGTCGCGCCATGGTCGACTTGGATCTAGTAAATCTCACCCCCGAATTCCTGAAGGCGCGATTTGACGCCGACGAGACGAAACAGTCGGGTACGGCGGATGAGAAAGCGCAGGTTCAGGCGTTGCGCAACCGCATCCGGTCACGCGTTCAAGAGGGGATGAGTCGGAATCTCGCTGACTGGACATGGATTTACGCGATTGATAAGGCATGGGATACGCCGTTTCGTCAGTTTCACCCCAAACTCTTCTGCGATCTCGAAAGCGGGAATCTCGATAACTGTTGCAAGATCCTTAAGGATTTGAATCTCGGCTCGCTGGTGGTGACGTCGAAGGATGCCAAAGGTAACGAAGTCCAGAGCATCGACGAGGAGAAGTTTCAACTGCTGGTCGGCCTCGTCCGGTCGTATACGACCATCCGCTGGGCAAAGATCGTGAATGACCGTCGGTTGACGCCGTTCTTCAAATACGAGCCGGCGAAGATGACGGCGGTGAACCGGACCAAATGCGAAGTGTTGACCGACCGCGTCCAGGTGATGACGACGCAGTATTCCTACTTCGAAGTGATGAAGCAGGCGGTGCTAAAGACGTTGCAATACAGTTCGTGCATCCAGTTCATCAAAGAAGAGTGGCATACCGAATACCAGGCGAAGAAGGCGGACAAGCGGGATGTCGAAGATGCGGCGAGAGATCTAAAGGAAGGCGAACCGCCGAAGGTTAAGGAAGGGGACACGATCGAAGTAGTTGAGCGCGAAGGTCTGCGTTATGACCTCCCCCACATCAGCCGTACCTACGTCGACTTGGCCCATCCGAAATACACGATCAACTCTGACTCGGGCGTCGAGTTCGGTGGCTACTGGCAGATCATGCGGTATCGCGACGTCGCGACCGGTTTCTGGAATACCAGCAAAGTCTCGATCGGAACGGCCGGCAACACCCTCGTTGATTACAACCAGCTTTATTTCCAGACGGCGTACAACGTTTGCAAGATGGCCGCGCCGGCCGCCGTGAACGCCACGGCGGATACCGGCGTAGCCGGATCTCCGTCCGACCGCGAAACCCAGTTAACCAATCAATGGTATGGATCCGAACACGGCGACCAGGGTGTATTGGTCACGCATCACTTTGAAAAGCTCATTCCCGCCGATTTTGGGCTGGGCACATACAAATACCCGGTCTGGTTTCGATTTGTCCTCGCTGGTGACGGCTGTACCATTCTTTACGCCGCGCCCCTCCCCCACTGTCCAATGCTTTACGCTGGGTATGATGCAGACGAATCGCGATCGAAGAATCCGAGTCTGGCAATGGAAATCCTTCCCTACCAGTATCAGTTTGAACAGTTGTTAAGCCAAATCCTGTACTCAAGTAAGCAGAATTTGAGCAACCTGACACTGATCAACGAGGATATTCTGGATGCCGACGCGCGGTCGAAGATCGAAGGCTCAGGTTCCAAGCTGTGGAAGAGGCTGAATATCATCGGCGCGAGTTTTAAGCGGTTGGGCAAGTTGCAGCAAACGACGTCCACGCGTTCGCAGGATATGGGCGTGAGTCTGTCGTTGCCCAAGCAGAACATCGCCGAGTTGGTGAATGTGCTCAAAACGGTGCTGGACGTACTCGAGCGCGTGTTGGTCATGTCCTCGCACGAAGTTGCCCAGGCGGCTTCACATGAGCAGACCCGCGAGGAAGTGAAGAACATTGCCGGCGCCTCGTCCTCCCGTTTGACCTTTACGTCCACTCCGTTCGACATCATGCGCGATGCGCAGAAACGTCAACTGTATGCCTACCTGATGACTTATGGCGAAGGCGACTTTTACGGCCACATCCCGGCCGAGAACGAGATCACAGAGGAACAACTTGAGGCGATGGGCTTCAGCTACGTCGATAACGACAACATGGTTGGCAAAGAGAAATTCCGCCGGGTACGGGCAAAGAAGGAATCAGTGGCGCTACCGCTCTACGAGTTTGCGGCCACGCGCGACGGCGAGGACCGTTCGTCCGATGCCCAAGTTGCGACCGTGATGGCGACGTTCGTGCGCGACCTGTTGGCGAATCCGATGACAGCGAGCGCGATTGGACCGGAACAGGCGATCCAACTGGCGAACCAGATTGCTTACTTTGCCGGCCTGCCACGGGACTTCAAACTGCGCAATACGGGTAAGACGCCGGAAGAGGCGAAGGCCGAAGCGCAGCAGCAGCTTCAGCAGGTCATCCAGATTGTCATGCAGCAGACGGCCAAGGAGATCACCCCCCTGCTTGAGCACGTCAAACAGATGGACGTCGAATTGGCGGCAATTACCCGACATCTGGGTATCGCGCCGCCCCCAACCAATGCTAATACTGAACAAGCTCCCATTGGCCCCGGCACTGGCTAAGAAAATCCAACATTGGCTTTCTGCCGACGGCTCAACTGAATTCATGGACTGGCTGGTAGCCCGCGAGGCGATCGCCACGGTCGAAGCGGCGAACCTTCTGGCTGAGTCGGTGGACGACCCTACCAAGTTGGCGGATGCGCAGGAGAAGGCTGTCGAGGCGCAGGACTATGCCCGACTGATTGCCCTGATTGGTCAGGCGCGCACTCCCGAGTTTCCTTTTGAACGGTGTGAGATCAAACAACCAATCCCAATAAACCCCCAAACCACGACATAACATGGAAATCGTAACTGTAGAGACGGGCAAAGGCGAAGCGGGCGTCATAACTGGCGGCGACCGCACACTGGTACAATCCGAAGGCACGGCCGCCAAGACGGCGGAAAAAGTGAAGATGCCCGAATCCGATCCTGAATTGGAAGCGCGCCGGGCGGATATTATTTCCACTTTCTGGGGGGAGAAGAAGCCCAAGGCGAAAGTCGAACCTACGCCAACGCCGGTACCGGCGCCCGAACCTGCCCCCGCTCCTGCCCCCGTGGCCGAACCGAAGCCGAACGAACCGGCGCCCGCGCCGACGCCGACGCCAACCCCTGAGCCTAAGGCGGAGACGACGGAAGAGATCATCAACAAGACGGCGGAAGCGTTGGGCGACAAGATTGTCAAATCCCTGAAGGAAGGGAATGAACCCGAACCGGCGCCCGTGACTGAGCCGCAGTTGACGAGCGAGGACCAGCGCGATTACGAAGTGGTGTTGAAGATGGAAGAACTGGGCAAGGCGCCGAAGGGCACAGCCGAAGCGTTCAAAGCCTTCGCATTCAAACGCTACGCCTACACGGCCAAATGGCAGGAGAACAATCCTGGTAAGGAATGGAATGCGGAGGACGACGAGCACGAAGAGTTTTACAAGAGCCAGCCGGAGATCGATGAAGCGGACTTCGAAGAGGCCAAATTCGAATTGAAGGTCGACAAGCAGGTGGCGAAGCGGATCGAGGCCGAAGTGCGGCCGGCGCTCCAACAGATCACGGCGGAAAAGGAGTTGGAAGCGGCGAGGCCGATCATTGCTGAGAATGTGGGCAAGCGCATCGTCCAGGCGGTGACGGCCGTAAGTGACGAGTTGGGCAAGATACTGATGGTCGATGGCAAGGTCAATCTGAGCAAAGCGCAGATCGACAAGCTGACGGAGACGGATCCCATCGCCGCGCGCGTGCTCGACCCGATCATCAAGAACGAGGTCCAGCCGATGATTGTGGCGTTGGAGATGTCGCTATTGCCCAATCAGCCCCCGTTGAATCCCCAAAAGAATGCCGTCCATGCGGAGATCGCGAAGTATGTGGATAAGTTTGAGCAGCAGATGATGGCGCTGCCGGAATCCCAGCGCGTGCGCGATGGCCGGAAGTTCCTGACGGGCGACCAATGGGCGAACCGGGTGCGCAACATTCAAGAGTCGTCGATGCCGGCGGAGATGAAGAATCAGAAGTTGGGCGAGCTTCGTCAGACCCATTGGTCCCCGACGATCGATGACGTCCAAGACACGCTGATTTCCGAGATTTCGGCACGGGCAAAGCGCGAAATTGATGATTTGGACAAGTTGGCGCAGAAAAAATACAAGAAAGAGCCGGCAGCACCCGCTACACCCGCCCCCGCGCCAGCGCCCGAACCCGTGCCCGCGCCCGCCCCGCAGCCACCGAGTCGGCAGCGTCCTCCGGCCCTTGGGTCGTCGCCTACTGTAGTGGACACTTCAAATCCGGGAGCGACCGCGCCAAAAACTTTCGGTGAAACCGCTACCGAGACGCATTGGCGTAGATAGAGTTTTGTCAGTTGGGAGAAGTGTTGGACGCGCTTCTTCCGCTGACAAAACTTATGGCTCGTTTCCTCGAAACTCCGTGTCAGGTTGCGATTAGCAACAGTTACGACACTTGCGGGACGATCACGCGTGCGAGTGTATCGCACCTGACTCCCACCCAGCTTGAAGCCCTTTTCAAGCCCGACGGCCTGTTTGCCGACATGGATGCCTGGTTCCGAACCAGCTTCGAGATGAAGGCGTGCGGGACAAAGACCAATGGCCTCTACGACTGGCTGATGTCCAGCGCGAAGGGCATGGGTCATCTGGTCAATAAGACCTCCATCGATCGCGGCCCGTCCTTGCTTCAGCCGTTTGTGCTCGGCCGGCAGGACAGCGTGATCAATAACGACTTTTGGGCGATCACCAGCGGTCAGGCGAATTCCGCCTATACCGCCGGGGTGACCGGTCCTCTCACCGCCCCGCAGAAAGCGTTGGGCGCGGCGGGCGACCGGGTTATCCGTGTGGTCACCCGCTACGGTTTCGACCTCGACAAGTCGTGGTTCCTGTCCAAAGACCGGGTGATGATCCTCGGCCGTGCGGCGGGTGGTCAGTCCACTCGCGGTCAATGGAAAGTCCTGGCTTCGGCGGTGGCTACCGACCTGAGCTATGTCGACGTGCTGATCACGAGCGAAAACGCAGGCTCGGCCACGCCTTACGACACGGCGCCTACCGGTGGTGTGTTGCTCGCGATGGGCAATAACGTCAACGACTTCGAAAGTTGGTGCAATAACCGGCCGACGCAGGATCCGCGCAAGCGCGTTCCGTTCTGGTACCAGACGATGCGCCGGACCCGTTGCGTCGACTCCGAATACAAGAAGGTGTTCGCCCGCCTGATGGAGTCCAACGAATACTTCCGCAACTTCGGCGATTTGCCATTGGCCGAACGTAACCGGCAGGACGAAGAGGAATTCCAACGTCGTTGGGTCAACAGCTTCTTCTTCGGCAAGGCGATCAGTGCCAACCAGACGATGGCTAACTGGCAGTCTTTGGAACAGATCTTGACCGTCACCGGCACCCAGGTCGACCCCGGTTTGGGTGGCAAGCTCGTCGCCTACCGCGCGAACATGATTGGCGTTTACGAGCAGTTGAAAGCCTGTGGCCGCGTGCGCGACTTGCAGAATAACCGGTTGAATCTCTACGAATTCCTCGACGAGATTTACAACATCTACCGTGCGCGCAAGTCGCAGGGTAAGGATACGTCCTCGATCGACGTCTACACCGACAGCGTGACGGCGGCGAACTTCGAGACGGCGGTTATCAACTACTACAAGGCGGAGTATGGCGACATCCTGCGCATCCAGATCGAACAGGGTAAGAACGAACTGGGCTTTGCCTGGCGTAGTTACACCTTCAAGCGCCCGCTGGGTGTGAAGGTGAACATCATCACGCACGAGTTCTTCGACGACATGGTGAACGCGACCGACACGGAAAACGTGGCGTCGACCGGTCGGTTCATGATGATCCTCGACATGGGCAAGGCCGGTCCTCGCGGGGGCACGATCTACCCCGGCACGATCGCGTCGAATGCGAAGCAACGGACGTTGGGCGAGTTGGAAAACCTCGCGCGTCTCGACCAGACGTTCAACTGCGTGATGGAGCATGTGACGCAGGACGTGAACCTGGTATCGGAGACGGTTACGGCCGTCGTCGAATGCCCGGCGAACTCGCTCATCATCGAAGGCATCTTCGACGGTGTGCCAGTGACCACGGGTAAGACGGCTAATCCAAGCTACTCCAATTTGTATTAAATTTGGTTGGGGGATTGAAGGGGCTGGCGCAAGCCAGCCCCTTTTTGCTATAGTAATTGCAATGGCAATGCCACAAAAAGCGCCGGTCACGGACGAAGAGGTAATATCGCACCTTGCTAAAAGGCGCAGTGATGCAGATCCGTTACAGGCGTTACCGACGCATTTCGATCTTAGAATAACGACCTCAAAAACTCTTTTCGCGCTTTGTGCTATCGCTCGTCGAACTCAGATTGGGACAGTGAGGGAGATTATCAGGAGATCAAAACGAGATGACGTTAAGAAAAAGCGTGCCGCTTACAATCTTTCCAGAAAAGAAACACGCTCTGAATACAACAAGGCAAGAAGTCGAAATCCAATAACTTGCGCTAAAAAACGTGCAGCAGGAATTGCTTATTTCATGGCGAACAAACCGAAAGTTTACGCGTATCGTAAACATCGTCGTCAGACAGATCATCAATTCAAAATTGGATGTAACCTGAGGACTTACATTTACCAGCGGGTCGGCGCAAAGAATACCACAAGCCAGAGCCGATTCAGGGAAGTGGTTGGATGCTCCATAGATGTCTTTTGTCAGTGGCTAGAGGCGCACTTTGAACCGTGGATGACCTGGTCGAATTACGGCCAGGGCGATGGTAAGTGGAGCATTGACCATACGAGGCCGTGCGCGTCGTTCGACCTTACTAACTACGATCAGGTAAAGGAATGCTTTCATTATTCGAATATGCTTCCGATGTGCTGGCGGAAGAACTTGGAAAAGCGGGATAATCCAGCGGAATCATTTTTCGCTTCCGTGGTAGCATGATGGTGTTACAGTCAAATCGTATGGGTATTCGATACTTCAAAAAGTTGGGTGATGCTCCGGTTCCTCTTTCCAACGGATCGAGTGTCAAATTCACATCTGTCGACGGCGGCATCACTGCGTTCTTTGCCACCGATCAACCTTCCCTTTGGGCGGAGTTCGAACTGTGCATGCAGCAGCAGCGCAGTGCGATCACCGAGATCCCGGACACGCAATTCGCGTCCGAGTATCTTGAAAAAAAAAACAATCCCCAGCGGCCGCCCTTAAATCCAAGCTCGCGGGAAGAACTGGGGTCGGGGGCGATGAGAGTATCCGAATCAACATTCCGCCACCGGTTAGAGGCTCAAAGTGCTGCGGGCAGGGATGATTCGGATATAAAGCCGAAGCCTCTGGGGGCGACGGTGGCTGAAGTAAGCCAGCAGATCGCCAGTCAGTTGCCGACTCAGAAGGATTTCCGCCCGACGGTGGGCAAGCGGAGTAAGCCAAAAAATGCCAACCCTGCGACAACTTAAGGACTCAATCCGCCATGATATTTGGGCGGACCACGAAGCGGAGAACTTGGTCGGCCCCCATGACCGCCTGTTCCTCGAAGCGTTGGGGCGGATCCAGAAGGATGTTGTGTGCGAGCAGCAGCGGAATGCCAACGTCATCCTCTTCTGCAATACCTTCACCAAATGCGGGATGACGGTCGTCCCTCGCCCGCGGGGAATCATTCGCAGCGTCTACACCATTGCCAACGAAGATTGGTGCGATCCCGTGATTTATCGTCGTGGGACGATGAAACAGGTTGAATGTTTCTCCCCCGATTGTCGTTCGTTCGTCGCGCCGGCCAACGAGGGGATGGCGAAGCTGCCGCTGGCGTTCAAGCGCGCGGAGGCGTCGACCGATGCCGCCGAAGGCCGCGCGCGGTCGGGCATGTGGGCTTTGCAGGACGACCAGGTGTTTATTTCCCCGTGGATTCAGTCGAATGAACGGGTGGTTATTGAGTGGGCAGGGGTGAAAGCGGCGTCGGACTGGACGGAGGATGACCCGGTTAGCGATGCGCTGGACTTCCGGGATGCGGTGAAGCTGTTCGTCCAATACGGGCACGAGCGGGATTATGGCGATATGCAGGCGGCATTGGCCTTCCACAACCCGCAACGGACGGGCGTGTATGATGAAGCCCTGGCGGAATTGATTTGGCAGTGTCGGCAGGAGATGATGCAGAAGGATGACGAGTCGTGTCGCCGATGCCCGACGTACGCGCAGATCAAAGATGACGCTCCATGAAATTTCCCGTCGTAAATCAAGATCCGTGTCCTGAATCCCTGCCGGGTAATGGCGGGGCGGACGGCGATGTTCAATCGCTGGTGATCAAGCCCGGTTTGGTCACCGGTTGCGTCGGCTCGGGATTTACCGTCGATACCTCGGTCATCAACGTCGTTGGCGCCGGTTTAGCCGCCGTCAACGGCGCCTACGCGAAGATCAACGACAGCCAATACAATCAGGCGGGCGGATCTTACACGATAATCCTCTCCGGTCCCCTGTGGTATCTCTACGACGAGTTTGCGGTTGCGAAGTATACATGTCCCGTCGCGGACTTCCCTACCGGCCCGTGGACAGCGTCGGACGAGGGGGACGCGCCCGAACCGGATGTCGCTTACGCGTCGAACCAGCAGTTTCGGACGTTCCTGCGGAGCGACAATGCGGGCGAAGTCGAGGTCACCAGCGGTTTGCTCTATCAAAGCTCTAATCCGGCGGTGGTGGCGATCGATGCGACGACTGGGGTAGCCACGCTGTTAAGCGCCGGAATTGCCACCGTTACCGTCGTCTATGGCAATCTCTCGGCGTCCGCCCAGGTGGAAGTTGTGGGCGAGGGTAACGATTGCTGTTCGGAAACCACGATCTCGACCGTCGTTGCCTTGGATGATTCGAAGTCGATGTCGCTGGTTCTTAATTCGGGGACTCGGCTTTCGGTCGGCAAGGTGTTGATCAATGCGCTGTTTGACGCCATGCGGTGGGACAAGGACCGCGCCGGGTTGTTCCGGTTCGACACAGATTTGACGGAGGTTCAGGCGATTGGATCGATCCAACCGGTGGCGGCGGTGGTCAATGCGATTGCGCAGACGACACGCCAGACGAACATCGAGACGGTGTTGGATGCGGCGATTGCGGCGTTGGCGAGCGAGACGGCTGATCGCAAGGTCATTGTCCTGCTGTCCGACGGGGAGAACCGTCCGAACATCGACGGGGTTATCCCCTCGCCGGCCTCGATCCTGACCAAAGGCGAGGCGTTTAAGAATGGTGGGGGTATCATCGTCTGCGTCGGATTGGCCGCGGCGGGGGATGGCTTCGCCCTGTTGCAAGCTCTGGCTTCGGGTGGCTTCTTTCTCAACGCCTACGACGTGGCGACGACGGGCACGGCCCAGACGGCGTTGGTGGGCTTCCTCTGTTACTATTGCGCGGGACTCCCTCCGTCCTATGGCATGTGCCTGACCGAACCGGTGGGCGAACAGGTACCGGCACCAGCGGCGTTGCCGGATACGGAGTTGACGAGTGTCCAATCCTACACGGCGACGAAAGAAGCGTGCGTCGCCTGTTCGGGATCCGGCGAGTCGGTTTCACAGGTACCGGAGATGACGAGCAATACCGCGCCGTCGGGAACGGCCTTTGCGTCGTCCGAGTTGGTGGATCACGAGGCTTTCCGCGTGTTCGACGGTGGGGCGTTGGTAGCGGGTGAGCTTAGTTATTGGACTCCTGGTCCATCGATTACGACCGGTCATGTGGGGTATCACTTCACGGCCCCAAAGGTGATTACGATCATGGCGATCACCGCGATTGAACCGGCGGTAGGGGCGCCCAAGAATTTTACGATCGAAGGGTCGTCCGATGGGACGAACTGGACCGTGCTGTTGACGGCGCAGAACGTGAGTTGGTCGGATGGCGAGCGGAAACAATTCCCGTTCTACAACAATACCGCCTACGCCTATTACCGGTTGAAAGTCACGGCGACCTTTCCCGGCATTTCGACCCAGAACTTGAACATTCGCGCGATCGAGATGTTTGGGACAGATGCGGCGATGACGTGCGCGACGCGCAGCGCCGTGTCGTATGTCAGCCAGGCGGATGCCGATTCGAAGGCGTATACGGCGGCGTTGGCGGCGGCGACGGCCGCTTGTGGCTCGAGTACGAACGGTCAGACGATCCAGTTTAATAACGGGACGTTGGCGCCGGCCACGCCTTACCCGAGCGTGAAACAGGTTACAGGTGGTCCGACGTCGATTACCAAGGTGGTGGTGACGTTGAATTCGGTGAAACGGTCGGAAGGGGCGCCAGCGATGTTGCTCCTGCGTTCACCTTCGGGAACGACGTGCATGCTGTGGTATGTGACGACCGACGCGGTCAGCCGGCCGTTCAATGGCGTCCAGATTGTGTTGGACTCGACGGCGGGGAGCTTCATTCCTTTCGATACCGGCAGTGGACCGATACCGGCGGGAACTTTCAAACCAACGGTTCTTGATAGCGGTGAGAACGTGGCTATGCCGTTACCCGCGCCTCAAGGTGTGCCGTATTCGAAGCTACTGTCGGTGTTCAATGGGGAGAATGCGAACGGCCAATGGCAGTTGTTCGCCGCGCATAAGAACTTTTTCAGCATCTACAGCCCCGGCAATTATCAACTGATTGGCGGGTGGGATTTGACGATTACATGAAACTCTCAGAACTTGAACCGACGTTTATCCGTCTCGTTGAAAACGGCCATATGAGAGATGTGGCATTTAGCGGATCTCAAGGTTTGTTGTTCCTGTGTCCAACCTGCTTTGTCCGAAATAATGGCCCAGTAGGAACGCATTGTATCATCTGCTGGTTCAACAATCGGGGTGTGCCACCAGATAAAACACCCGGCCCAGGTCGTTGGAATCCAAGCGGAACTGGTGTTGATGATCTGACATTCATCGGTCCCGGAGCTACTAGCGTGCTTCTCCAAAACGGATGCGGCGCACATTTCTTGATCGAACAAGGTCAGATTAAAACTTGTTGACGCTACGGTATTGCTGGCGTAGAAGTGCGGTGTAATTGAAACATCAACTGATGAAGCGTCTCACCTTCGTAGCAGGCATCAACGCCTACACCGGATACGGCATGCACGCGATCCAGATCGCGCGCGACGTCGAACGTCTGGCCGGGGCGTATGTGGGCGTCCGGGCGGTGAGCCGAAGCGAAGCCTTTGGCGCGGTCATCCCCGACGACATCAAGTGCCGGTTCGTCAACGGCGTCCAGCCTGAGGATTGGGAGTTGCTACTTCACCCGCCGAACTTCGTACCCACACCGGGCAAGCGCACTGTGTATTTCACGATGCACGAGACGACGAAGCTACCCCCGATGGGGTTGCAGATGTTGAACAAGGCGGATGTGGTGGTCGTCCCCTGCCATTTCAATGCCGATACCTTCAGCGCGTGCGGGGTGACTCCGCCGATACGGGTTGTTCCACTGGGAATCAAACCCGAGATCTTCCGATGGCATCCGTTTGGATCCGGCGACATCATCTTTGGAGCGGCCGGCCGGATGGCCCATGGGGGAGTGCGCAAGGGGTTACGCGACGTCATAGCGGCGTTCAAGAAGGCTTTTCCCCGTCGTACGATCGGCGTGCGGTTGAACATCAAGTGTTACCCAGATTGCGGGATTGAACCGGAGGATGATCCGCGCATTCACATCACGGCCGCCCATCTGTCCGAGCGTCAACTGGCGGAATGGTTCTCCGCTCTGACGGCCTTTGTGTCGGTCGCGCGCGGGGAGGGATGGGGATTGATGCAACAGCAGGCGATGGCGATTGGCCGGCCGCTGATTTCTCCGCGCTGGGCGGGGGTGGCTGAATTCTTTGACCATCGGTTTGGCGTGGTCCTACCGCACAAGCTCGAACCGGCGCAGGCGGCGTATGAGGGTCAGGGGCATTGGGCGGAGACGTCGATGGACGATCTGGTGAGCGCCATGCGATGGGTGAGGGCGAATCATGGGGCGATGCCGGAGATCGGGGCGGCGGCGGCGGCTCATGCCGGACAGTTTACTTGGGAGCGGTCGAATCAACAGTTGGTAAACGTATTACGAGAATTCGGAGCGTTATGAGCACTCCATCACTCTCTCGCATAACAACTCAGGGCCGTGCGCGTCTCCGTGGGGCGCTGCGTGGCACAAAGATAAAACACAAAGGAAAATCATGCGCATCATCGGTAATCGTCTGCTCATCCGCCGTAAACCCATTGCCACCAGCATCGAAACGCCGTACGGGAGCTTAGAAATCCCCCAGGCGGTGATCGACCGTAACCCTGCCCCGTTCTTCGAGGCCACAGTTGTCGACGTCGGTAACGCGCTGTCCGAGTCGGTGGCCGTCGGTGATGACATTGTCGTCCAGCATTGCGGCAGCCAAAAGGTGGTGGTGGGCAAAGAGACGTTGGAGTTGGTCAGCATGTTCGACGTCTTTGGCGTGGGGACGTTGTGAAACGAGATCTGATCATTGTCGGCAATGCCCAACCGCACCCGACGCAGAGCGCGGCGAGTATCGTGGATGAGGCGGGGATGGTCATCCGGTTCAACCGTATCCCGTTCTTTCATACCGGGCTGACCGGGAGCAAGACGACGGTCCATGTGTTGCAAAACATGGACTTCCACCAGGGCGACGCGCCGTTGCGCCCCGACCGCGAACAGACGTGGATCATCTCGGAGAACCCGGACAAGGATTATGGGGCGAAGGTTGCGGCGGCGAACAACGTCCAAGGGTGGACGCGCATTTACTCCGACCTGCTGGATGTGCCGTTCAAGCTCCAAGCCAAAGGTGGAAGTTCGGGATTCATCACGATCGAATATCTGCTGGCAAACCGTTATCACCATTGGTTCAACATCTGCCTATTGAATTTCACTTGGCAGGGTTGGGAAGGTCATGCGTGGGCAACGGAGAAACAAATCTGTGAGCACTATCACGATCATGGTTTGCTGACTATTCTATGAAGATCATCGCCCTCTGCTGTTACCGCGATTACAACGTAACGCCATTGCACAAGCATTTAGAGCCATACGTCGACGGCATGATATTCATGGCCGACCAATCGATGTTTGGCACATCCGCGCTCTATCTCAGCGTCCAACCCAACGTGACCGTGTTTTCCCGCCAGTCGCAGAACAAAGCGCCGTTTGCGCATGAGGGACAGAACCGCCGGCTGTTGCTTCAGGAGGCGGAAGATCAGGGTGCGGACTGGGTGTTGTGCCTCGACGCGGATGAACGCATGGAATTGAACTTCCTGAAGGAGTTGCCGAAGTTGTGTGCAAAGGCCAGCCGACCGATATACACCGTGCGCGTGCGCGACATCTGGAATCAGGACGGGACGAACTACCGGACGGACGGGATATGGGGGAAGAAGCGTAAGGCCGTGCTCTTCCCGCTGCCGAACAAGGATATTTACCGTCTCGTGCCAGGGGCGTTGCATCAGCCGTGGATTCACAGCGAAGGCCAGCATGTGGAAGATCTGGACTTCAATCTCTATCACTTTGGCAGCATGACGCCGCTGATGCGCGAGGATCGAGTGAAGAAACACAACGATGCGGATCCTGAGAAGGTATGGCAGCGCATCGGCTACGACTATTTGAAGGACGAAACGGGGTTGACGACGGAGGTCATCCCCAACCACAGGCTTTGGTATGCCGTATAGCGATACTCGATTTGACCCGCTGCTGGTCGCCTTCGTCATCGCCATGCGCGCGACCAAAGGCCGGCCGCTGTCGGTGATCGACATTGGCGCCGGGGCGGGTAAGACGTCAAAGCTCATCCAAAACCATGTGTGCGTCCTCGACGCGATAGAGGCCCATGCGCCGTATGTAAAGCAGTTCGGATTGCAGGCGAAATATACGGAGGTTCACGTCTGCGACGTGCGGACGTTTGAGCGGTTGACCAAATACGATCTGGCTGTAATGGGCGACGTGATGGAACACCTTTCGGTTGTTGATGCACAGATTTTGCTTAAAAAGCTCAAATGGGTTCGCTGCATTGCCTACGTGCAAGTGCCGTTCCTTTACGAGCAAGGGGCGGTCGACGGTGTGGAGAGCGAGCGACATCTTCAGCCGGATCTCACGCAGGCGGTGATGACCGTGCGCTACCCGACACTTCAACTTATCCATGCCGACGATCGGCTTGGGTGTTACTATCAGATGCCATGAACGCGGTTCTACCATCTGGATTTACCGAAGTCGATGGCGAGGCATTCGAGAACTGGTTGGCTAACGGCTCCCCGGATTACAAAGTGTCGAGTTTCGTGAATGCTGACCTCTATCTTGTTCGCAGCAACAACGATACCTTTGCCTACGCCACGGGCGGCAAATACTTTGTTGACCCAAAATACCTAAAATGAATCCCACCGTCTCACTCTGCATCTTCGTCCACGACGACCTTCCAATGTTGAAGGCCACGCTTCTCCATGAATCACGCTGGGTCGACCAGGTGTGCATTTTGGACATGGCGTCGACCGATGGGACGGCCGAGTTCTGCCACGCTTGGCTTAGACCGGGCATCGACGTCTATCATCGGCGCCAGACCAACACCTGTCCCGAACAAGGCTTCGCCGAAGCCAAGAACGCGGTCATGGCGATGGCGACAGCCGATTGGGTACTCGAGGCCGGGGCGGATACGGTCATGGATTGGAAACAGACGTCGAACATTAAGGACGTGCTGGCGAGGACGACGCGCGACCTGTTGAGCGTGGTGACGATCAATATCAATCCGTTCGACAACTGCGACCCGAGCAACATCGAACTGGCGGTAGCCGGCGGCCGGATTGTCAGTCAGGATCGCCATCGGGTATTCGTCCGGCGCGGGAGTGGCATCGAATACAAGGGTTATATCCACGAAGAGCCATACCGCGGCGACGTCAATGCCGTTGGGGAAGCCCAACACTCGGTATTGCAGAGGTATCATTTCCACGGGTGGGGGAATGACCATCTGCGTAAGCTCCGTTACGGCTGGATGCTCAACCGGGCGATGACCAACCCGGAGCTACAGAAGTATACGAACCGGTGGTGGTATGATGTCTATTGCGTGGAGCACGCGGAAGAGATCAAAAAATGGGCGATGGAATATGAAGATTACATCCAGCGGTTTTGATTGGCGGGATAATCGGGAGTTTGGTTAGCGGTCGACGACGTTTGATTCCAGGCGTAGTCCTTTATCAAACCGGGGACTACGCCGTTTTCGTTTGAATGTCGGGCGTTCCGGTGGTATGACGGGCGATATGAGTAAGGCAGTCTTTCCAAGAGCAGGTGCGCCAAAGCTCGTAATTTACAAGATCACGAACATTGTGAATTGGAAAGGCTACGTCGGACAGACTACAACCGGACTTGCTCAGAGAGTTGCCAGCCATAAGTACGAGTCTGGATCTTCCGCAAAAAAACGGCACATCATTGCCGATGCCATACAGAAGTATGGGCTTGAAAAATTCTTCTTCCAGATTCTTGAAGTGTGCAAAAGCATTGAAGATTTGGATGAAAGAGAGCGTTTTTGGATTGCTGCATGTGGTACAAGATCTCCAAAGGGATATAATCTGACGCCGGGAGGGAGCGGCGCAAAATCCATAACCGAAGCAACTCGGCTAAAAATGTCATTGGCTAAGAAAGGCAAGCCGACGCGCCCAATGTCCGATTACAATAAACAGAGATTGAAAGAGGGCAGGCTTGCTGCTGGACCGCGTCCAATGTCTGAGTCACATAAGGCGAAGCTGGCAATTTTGACAAAAGCTCGTAGCGCGGAGATGAATGCGAAATATACGCCAGATCAAAGAAAACGTGACATGGCAAAACGCATTGGCGTCCCAGTTCACAATGATGCTTGGAAGAAGGCGCATTCAGCGTTAGTGTCCGGTTCTAATAATCCATTTTTTGGAAAAAAACATGATGCTGCAACACGAGAGAAAATCAAAGCAGGCATGAAGAGATTTCGTGAAAAACAGGAAGGAATTGGTGTAAAATGAACGGACCATATACCCAAGATGAATTAAAATCTTTGATCAGTGACCCGACTTCCAGTCTGTGCGGGAACTTCATCAAGACCCTCCTTCAGCTTCCGGTTTACCTCTACAACATCTACAAGTTTTTCTTCGATACCGACGGAACGGCGCTGCACACGATCGAGCCAGGGGATTACATCTGGTCGGCCGCGCCGGCAGCGGAATCCAATCACCGCAAGTTGTGCAACGGTCAGGAGTTGTCGAAAACCACGTATGCCGTGCTCTATGCCGCGATTGGGGATGCCTACGCGACAATGGACGGTCAGGCGGCGCCTGCGGGTGGCAATTTCCGCGTGCCCAAGGTTGGCGGGCGATTCCCCTTGCCGGTTGGGGCGATGCCGACGAGCGCAACGGCCGTGACGTTGGGTGGGGTTGGCGGTAGCGAGAAGGTCGAGCTTCAACTGGTGAATATCCCGTCGCACGATCACAGCTTGAACGACAGCGCGGCGACCAACAAGTTTGGGCGGTATACCGAAAGCGATGGGAATGATAACCCATGGGGATCGGGCAACAAGGACAGCTTCGAAGGCGAATTTACGTTCCGAACGCAGTTGACGGGTGGTAACGCGGATGAGGGAAAGACGACCGAGCCTCACAACA